TTTTTATCTTTGAAACCATCTTCAATCTCAAACGAACTGATGAATGGAATCGAAGTGACATTCCTCCAGAAGTAGTGTACTGATCTGCGAACGGCATTGCATTCATCTTCTGTCTTAACTGATTAGTAAAGATTAATAGAATACGTTGTTTGGCTAACATATTCGTAACCTTTCTCATAGCCTTACTTAGAATGATTGCCTTATCAGTTGCATAACCATCCTTAGTAAACTTAGATTCTATTTCACTCTTGGTCGAAGCAGAAGAAACAGAATCTACTACAATAGTAACAATCTTATCCTTATCGGTTTTTCTGACCTTCTCAATGATATTGGTTATCATCTCAAAGACATCTTCTATTGCCTCAGCATGAACATAAACCAACTTGGACATGTCAAGACCTATAGCACGATAAAAATCATCATGTACAGCAGATTCGGTATCAATAATAACACCGACACCACCTCTCTTTTGAGTATTAGCTATAACGTGTGCGGCTAGTAAACTCTTACCTGACTGTTCTAATCCTGTAATTTCTACTATCCTACCCACAGGCAAACCACCATGCGGACGATTTGCAATCGCCAAATCAAGCATGGTGGCACCTGTAGGTACCCAATCGTTTAAATCAACTGGGGTATCGTCATAGCCGTCTAAGAAGAACGCAACTTGGTCTTCTTCGGACATCAAAGAGTTCAAGCTATCAGCGATAACTTGTGCCATCTCATCACGGGATGGCGTCTTTACCTTCTTTTTGACAGCCATGAGCTAGCCCCTTATTCTGAAAATAGGGACTCAAACTCATCTACTGCTGACTTAACCGTATCATCAGATGCTTTAGCATTCTTTTGTACTGTAGCAGGCGCAGTTACCTGTTCAGTTACACTAGAATCTTCATCCGATGAATTAGGATCAAGATAACGCTGTAGAACAGCAGACAACTCTTCAAAAGTTGGTTCCTTAAAAAGTTTATCAGCTTGTGGTTGGTTGGTTGTCCAACGTTCGACCAACTCAGAATCTTCTGAAAGAGGAGTCTGATTTGGCTTCACTAAAATAGTTGTCTTAGCAAAGTTAGTATCACTCTTCTCCTGTGGAGTATAATCAACTACAATGTCACGACCAGTTTCGATATGAGTAATATCACCATAATCTGGATCGGCTATATAAGAAAGGAGTGCTTGATAGACGGTCTTACCGAAAGAGTAAAAACGTACACCCTTATCTTCCTCACCACGAACCACTACGGGAACGAAGGTACGAAGTTTAGGCATAAAAGCACGAGCCTGTTGATAAGCATCACGCGAACCTTCAGCACGAAGATTCTCAGCGAACTCTGCAATCGGATCGCGATTGCCGCGGGAAATTGGACTTAGGTGACTCCGGCCTCCAAGATAATGGAAGTAGAGTTCAATGAAAGGGTTTTCGGGACAGTCCTCTAACGGAACAATCCGTACTTGGGAACGGCCTTCTGTCGGCCTCCAAAAAGCGGATGTCCGCTTAGTTTGTCCTTGAAAAGTGTTTAACTTGGCACGAAGTGCAGCAATGTCAAGAGCCATAATTTTCTCCTTATGGTTTAGGGTTTAAAATTTAACACTACATAATGTAACTAGTTTAGTATTAATTGTCAAGGGGTAGTTTAAAGTTTATTATTATTAAGTATATTTAGTTTAAATTTGTAACTTATTCCGTAATTTCATCTAATCTTAAAATTTGTTTTACTTGTGTTGGTATCTTTTTCAATTTACCATATGCGGTGACCAAAACCATATTCTCTAATTCTTCCCAATCAACTCTAAATCTTTTATCTAGGATTCCATTATTCTTTTCCATGATTAATTTATTAAGAGCATTAATAGTATAAATGGTATTAGTTTGTTTTTTGCGATGAACGGATATTGTAGAATTTAAAACGTCATTTAAATCCGCTTCTATAACATTGTATGTTAGAATTAACTGTTGTTCGTCTTCCATGTTCTCTAAGATAAAAATCTTATCTGAAACTACTTGATATTTTTCTGAGATCTGATAGCATGTTTTGATGAAGTTTCCGTCCATAAGATGATCTCTAACCAACTCATCTAATTTACAGAAAGTGCAAAGTAACTGTGTCTCCATAGACAATCCCTCTGTTGGAATTGTCTATAAATAGGTTTAAAAATATTCAAATTTCATATTTTTCAAATTATCACCGATGGAAATTGAAAACGGATGTTTCAATACTTCCCGTAAAATATTAATTAAATTATCAACTTTAGCCTCCTCTACGTCAAAAAGCATTGAATCATAAGTATAAAGAATTGGAATTATATCTTGTTTTATAAGATTGTACAAGTATTTAATATTTGTTTCAGCTTCCACTGATTGAACAAAATAATTAAATACTTTATTTCGTGTAGCGTTCTCCACCACAATCTTTTTGCCAAACCTTGTGACCAACTTACCCTGTCTTTGATAATCTGTCCACAAAGTATCTTGAAACGCATCGACATTACGAAACAATGGAATATCTTTTGCAATATCTTCTAATTGATATCCATAAAGATTTCTAAAAGTTATTACCTTTGATTCTTTATATTGTTTCGGTGTTAGTTCCGTTGTTTTAAAATACTGTTGACCCAACATTGTATGTGGGTCTTCTGGAAGTTCCATGCCAATCTGATCTGCAACTAAAAATAAATGATAACCATTAAAATCCATGTTTACCAATTTACCATTCTCATGTCTAGAAACAAATGAGGTTCTAGAACTATCGGCCTTATTGAGAGCAGCATAGTTGATTCCACCATATGCGTTACTGGGTCTGCCTGTGGTGGTGTAATGATTATAGTTAGTTAAAACCTTATCATCATTAATTAAATTACGCCTTTCCAATCCAAATGAATTCAAAAACGTATCGTGGTCAACAAACAGTCCCTCAGATTCTATTTTAGAAAAGACATAAGGAATAATATTATGATATGCAGTTAAATACTTCTGATCAAAAACATCCTTCCTCTTATCTAACGAAGCTACATCTAACGATTGAGCAATTTGTTGAAGCGTTTCCAAATGAGAATAAATGGGAATCACCGAATTCAAATTAGAAACTTGACTTAACCGGACAGAATAAAAAGTAGAAAGTTGATTGTAAACTTCCGTATTATCAAAATATTTTAAATCAAAACAATTTTGTACATCCATCCCCAAATGTAATAATTGCTTTATGTCATACACAAAAGCATTTCGTAGAACCAAGCCTTGATAATCTTGGTGGGGGTGGTCAACGTGAGTAAACGAAGAATAGTATTCTGCATCTTGGGTCTTAATGTACATACAAGACAAAGAATTTAATAAAGGATGTATCTCTGGATCTGAAAGTAAATACAAACAAACCTTTGGTTCATCAGAAGTTAAGATTGTTTGTAAATCATAACCTGTTAAAAATTGCATTAAGTTCCGATATAAAACTGTTGATAATTGGTAAGATGATTTTTAATCACTGGTATTTTCTTACTAAGTAATCTAACGGCGCCCGCGTTCTGTGTCAAGATGCCTGGGATAGTAATCGGTTCTCTACTTCCCTCAAATGTAGGATTGCCTGTATATAAGAGAATAGTATTATCTCTCAACGGACCCTTAATGATCCAATTCAAATGGCCCAATATAACATATTGATTGCTATAAAATTTATCATAATCTCTACGAGTAATTTCAAATACTTCTTGATTTATATGATTTGCTCTCGCAGCAAAATATCGTGCAACATATCCACGTTGTCTATGAGCCTGTGTAATCTGTTGTTCCGTTAACGGATTATCTGGTATATTAACAGCAAATGACATAATTATAGCTCCTTATGTATTCGGTCTAAATACAGGTCCAACAATGTGATCTCCTGAAGCACTATATACATTAATGAGCGTTCCAGACACACCATTTCGATCTGTGGGGATACGTTCAACCACATCGTCCTCTTGATAGGCATACCATCCCCAAGCAGTAAGAACCCCTTCTCCTTCACCAGTTACGGCTGTAGTGGAAGTAACTCCACTTCTCTCGCGGTACTGTTGCAATCGGGCCTGTTCCTCCTGTTCGTCAGCCGACCCACCCCCAGCTTCGTTATCTGAAGCGAATAGTGCTGTTTGAATTTCTTTTATATTATCTGGTATAGAAGCAATCATAGTACCATCTACTTCTGTAAACCACCCTTGGGAATTTATGTCATGTTTATATCCCGTCACCATAAAAACGTTATTACCATCATACGGTCGAGGTAAAACATTATGAACCGTAAACATGTCCCCAAATCTCCACCCATCTAGACCTTGCAGTCTTATATTAATTTTTCCCGCGCTTGGTATAACATTATACAAACCAGCACGGTGGACGGACGCTTTCTGCTTTGGGGGGTCTAACTCTCTATACCCCAATAAGGCTCTATAAAATTCATCCTTTTCTACATCTTCTGTTGATCTTTGTTTTTCATCTTCTTCGGCTAATTCTTTTTCTGTCAACTTAGCTTTCACAGGAGAATTTGCACTCTCTTGGCCACTATTATTTATATTTACTAAACTTGTAAGAGCGGGATTGAGATTTGAATCCAACGCATATCCATAAGATATCAAAGCCTTTCTTTGAGGATCACCACCAGCAGCACTCATCTCGTCAGCCTGAAAAGTATTTGCCATAACGGTAGCAGCTACTGAGCCCGGCAATGAAAAATCAAAATTATAAGACATAGCTTCTGAAACATTATCTTCAAAAAAACGATATGGTTGTACCTTTTCTTCTACTTCTTTCTTACTAGGTAAAACATTTTCATCATAAATTTTTATTTTATTAACTCTAACAATTTCCCGTGTTCCAGATACATTAGACATATCAACATGATCCATATATCTCATTCTCAATTGTAAAATACCGTTACTAGCAGTATTTACCATATTTAATATTTTTTGAATAGCTTCTCCAACAGACTTTGAACCTATAAAAGCACTTCTAACTTTTTCATAATTTACAAAAATTCCATTAAAATTAGTTCTTTTAGACTGATAATTTCCAGAAGTCCACTGGGGTTGATATGCAACTTTCCCAACAGTTCCAGTGCCTGATCTAGAGACATGATCTGGAGCCCACCAAGGAACATATTTAAACAAATTAATAATTTCATCATCTTGATATTTGTCCGTATAATCTTGTATTCCTCTCTGTCTATAAAAATAACCAGATATCGGAGCGCGTGGGTGATGAAGAAGATCGGGATTGGGTGGCCGTCTTGAGTCATCGTGGTGGGCAGCAACGGGAGCAGCTGGAAAAGGACTGTCACGCAGACCGTATCGGCTTGTTACGTTAGTTTTCCCAAACGGAGGTTGATATCCACTAGGGCCTACCGCCGGCTTGAGTGGATCTATACCTTTTCCGCCTTTATAGATGGGCTTTCCACCCTTTGACAACTCAAAATGTAAATGAGCCCCCGTTGACCTACCCGTGTTGCCGACATAACCAATAACATCACCTGTTTTAACCGGCAAATGTACTCGCATATTACCAGCAAACCTTTCCAAATGAGCATATAATGAATAAAATCCATCGTCATGTAAAATCTCTACCACATTTCCAAAAGAATCTGATTTCCGAAAATCAACAACCGTTCCATCAGCACAAGCTCCCACTGGTGCTCCACTACAGCCTGGCCAAGCATAATCAATACCATTGTGCTTTTTCCGTTTTGTTGGCTCTTCGACTATAGTCGAACCACTTTTCATTTCCCCCTCTTCCGCAGCTGTTGTCTTATCCGAATAATCATTATAGATATTAAGATTGTTTATTATAACGTTTTTCACATTAACGGATCTTAACATTGGCCAATATCCTACAAAATCTCTATTCGTAGTTAATGAAACCTCAGTAGAGGTGGCTGACTCGCCAAGTTCAGCCGACTCTGTAATCTTAGAAGATTGTGACTCTGGATCGTCAAGTAGTGCTTCTAATTCATTATATCGCCGTTGGATCTCATGTTGAGTCATCACCTTCCGACCACCAGAATATGGAAGTTCAACACCTGCTGCGTTAATTTCTTCGTCATCATCGTAACCCTCCATCGCAGACCAATTTTCACGCGACCAGATCTTGTCATACTCGCTTAAATTGTCCATCTCTTGTTCTATCTCCGGCCGAGCACGATCAATTTCTATTTGAGTAAAATTATGATTTCCCATAGCATCTGCTGCCATATTAGCTTGACCAGCATGTTCCCTATCATAATATGATATTTCTAATATATCATTTAATAATTTTTTAAAAAAATAACTTAACGATATATAAACATTACCCGAATTTTCCATAGCATCAGAAGATCTCTTTTCCGACTCATCTGTGGACATATCCCAATCTCCCGATCCATCTTTTGCTCCCGTGGTGCCACCAATTCCATAAGGTATTATAATATACTTTCTCCAATCGGGATTTTCTTCCACCAAAACATTACTTTGTTCATCACCTATAAACTCTTCTTCCGGGCGGGTTAAAGCATCATCTAAAACTTTTTTAAATATATTATCCATCTTAGGATCATAATCCTCGCCCTTCTCCCACCCAAAATTAGATCTTATAGATTTTGAAAGATATTTTAATCCTCCCTGCTGATCTCCCGACAATGGACCATAATCTAAAAAAGTATCTTCAGGAGATATTGTAAACAAAAATTCTAATGAATTTATTAATTCTATTTCTGCTTCATACTCATTTTGTTCATTTAACCGAACTCTAAAATTAGACACCAAGCCTAGAACTCGACCAGAGTTTGTACTTGCCTTAAATGGTCTATTGTCTCTTAAGTTTTGTTTCAAACTCTCAATTAAAGTTCCATTTAATTCTTGAAAAAATCCCAAATCTTTTTCACTTTCTTTCATATGAGTATGACCATATTCTACAAAAATTGGATTTCCTGGCCGCAGCATCGTTTGGTAAATAAAATCATATTGCTCTTTTCCATAGAATTTTAAAGATACCGTAGCCTTAAAAATAAAACCCCCTGTAGATTGTGTCGATATTGACACATTAGTTACGCCAGGGGGAGGTAGCTTTTTATTTCCAGTATCTAATACGACCTTCTCAGCCGTATCATTTGGTCCATTATATGTTAGTCCAACGGCGGTTCCTTGTCCTTTGGTATTAAAATAGTCATCAATGGTTGGTGTTTTCTTTATATCAACATTACCCAACGTAAACCCATGTAATTGTCTTCCATATAAAGTACCCTCAACGAGAGAAGTCACCCTTACATGAGGAACCATTACATTTTGAACCCCAGTAATTTTTAGTTTTCTACGAATTAATTCAAGTTGTACTTTGGGTGCAAATGTTCTATCAAATATAGCCATTACTCTATCCTTGGTATAACTAAATCTTTGCCGGGAGTTGTGTATATATTACCCGTTACTTCTTTATTTGCTCTTGCAATTACATACCACTTAGAACTGTCACCATAAAACTTATCAGCAATCATATCTAATCTTTCTTTTTCTTGTGGTGTATATGTGGTCAATATTGTTGTATTGGTAGGAAATGAATCGGTTAGTGAAATTTTATATACATCGCCCCGACCACGAACATGTTGAAGTCTAATCTCTTTAAAACGTTTCATAGGTTATCCTCCCCTCCTACCATACGCCTGTAAAGCTCGGCCGGCCCGCTCCTTGCGTGAAGCAGCTGCGGCCGCTTTATAATCAGACTTTCTTTGTTTTTTTGCTGCTGTCATAGCAAGAGCATCAGAAGGACTTTGACGTGCGGGAGATGCTTCTGCATATGATAGTGCAGTATCTTGGTCCGCAACAGAAGTTAAATCAACACCCCCAATATCTAAATCGGGCTCCATTGGTGCTGCAATCGGAGCAGGGGGGAGAGGCTGCTTCATAACTCGTCTCAAATATAAACCAAATGGCCAATCGGCTCCTTTCATATTCTGATTTGTATAAACTTCTTTATCCAACAATCTCACATCTACTGAACAAACTATCGACATGGGTGTTTGATAATCTATATCCCAAGATGTGTCTGATTCGATTGAATGAGACAGTCCTTGAAGTATGCATGGTTGTTTCTTATAAATCCGTCCAATAGTTAAATTTGCTACTAATGGAGTCAAATAATTATTAGAACTTTCTGGATAAGCTAAACTTGTTAAATAAGCCATCTTTTCCATTATGTGTTCCCGTTCTTCTATAGAAAATGCCTGTAATCTTAATTGAAAAGATACGTTTCTAATTACCTTATCGTAAGTATAAAATGTTTCATAACGACCAATATATTTGTTTTCATTATATGTGGGTGTTACTGTTTCTCCTATATCCTCAATAAAAGCTCTAAATCTAACTTCTTCATTTTCTGTACCCATGACTTGAAATATAACATCAATAGAATCGGAATCCATTGGATCGCCAGGTTCTCTAAAAATAGAACCTGCCCGGGCCCGATTAATTTGCATATAATCTTTATAATATCGTTTTTCTCGCGGATTGGCTTCCCAAACAGTATCGTCATCCCCGTGTCCTTGTCGTGGTCCTGCAAACCCCATCTTCCCATAATCTGTCGGTGATGTAGCACCACCTTCGGGATTAATACCTATCGAAAGCTTCGTATTCTTTCCCTTATATTTTGATATTTCATCAATATACTTTCTTATATACTCACTATTTGTACCAATCTTGGCCGAAATGTCGATCTCTTTTGCAGGTCCGCGGGGTGTTGAATTCTTACTTTTTTGATATAGTATGTACAAATCAGCGGCTTTAGGTGGAGCAAGAGGATCGTTGAAATGACCAAGAACCGAACCAACTTCTGTATTTACCCGATCAATAATATCGTCAATATCAACAGTAAATCTTCTTAGGGTTCTAAGAATATGAATATCATGTGCTTTGGGTAAGAACTGACCACCAATTCCTTTAATAGCATTAATTGTTTTGTCTGAGATCTCATACCCAAGCTTATTGCTGATTCCTCTAATACCACCAGTTACCCAACCTCCTAGTTTCTTACTAACTTTAGATTGTATTTTATCAAAGGTTTCAGATGCATCAAATGAACGTAATTTGTCAAGCCACCTAACACCACTCATGTTTTTTAAAGATTGATCAGATATCTTCAAACTTACATAACCTTGAAGCCCAAGACCAGAGCTCCACGAGCCGCCGCGGAACGTACCGTTATATGTTCTAGAGGGAGAGGCCTCATCTTGTGAAGATAATCCTAAATAAATTTGACCATATTTTTGTACTTTATTAGCAGCTTCCACAGCCTTATTAGCTTCCCAAAGTTGTTCTAAATATTTATATTCAATTTCAGGTCTATCTTTAACTGTAGCAGCTCCGGTCAACCGTACTCTAGCTTGCTGAATCGGTCTATTTAAAAAGGCCAGTTTCTTGTTTATGAAACCAGCTCCAAGTTGGCGAACTTTCGCAGCACCCATTTTAAGAATGGTTAATTCTGCATTCAACATTCCTTCTCTAGAATTTAGTCTGTAATAAACAGGACCGAAACTAGAAATAAGATTATCTACAGTTTCACCTTGCAGTCTTCCAATATTCTGTGGTATGTACGCAAACTCTCCCGGCATAGCAATCAGATTTTTTGCAGATTCAATTGAAATTGTAGATCCGTGTCTTGGTTTGTGTGTTAGTGGATCAACATGATCTATTATATTGTCTTTTCTATAATCTCTGGCATGAATAAAAGTATTGGTTCGTTGTAAATCTATTTGTTTATCTAAAAATCTGGCACCAATCTGTGTTGCTTCGAAATTTAGAATTCTACTTCTATCTCTAGTTACACTTACAGACTCTTCAGCAAATACTTCATCATTTTTTATTTCACCTATTAAATCTTTATTCCAAGCGGTTGGGCCTTTATTGTCTTTTCTTCCAACAACAGCATCAAGGGCTCGATTGAAAAGATTCCTTTTCTTTGGGCGTGAAGTAATCTGTTCTCCATCTGGATAAACATAATGTAATGGGTGGTCAGCGTCCACTTCTCTTACTGGTAATACACGCGCTCCATCAGAAGCTTTTCTATATATTTGTCCCTTCTTATGACGTTCATCAAATATTTTCCATAAGTGTCCGTTTAACTTAGCCATTAAGCCTCCCTAATAGAAGCGTCCATTGCTGAACGTTCAGCCTGTCTCCAGTTTTTCAAATTGATCTCTTGTGGACCAGACATAACCCGTGCAAGTTTATTAATAGCCTCAGTTTGTCTTCGCATAGCCGCTCCGCCAGAACCACCTGCGTTTTGAGGCAATACCCCGATTAAATCATTATTATTAATATCTATAAGTTCGCCATCTCTAAGAATAAAATCATTTGCTTTCTTATTCTTATAATGTCTATATCCCGCATACCCAGCGAGTCCGGCTCCTAAAGCTAATGCACCTACTCCGGTCATTCCCAGAGCTCCCACAGCTCCCCTCGCCAACCACGGAGCAAACCTAGCTAACCCCGTGACTCTGTTAGCTGCAAACCTCATATCTGGCCGACCAGCTTTTGTTAATGGTCCAGCTGGGCCTCCAAAAAGTCCTGTGAGCTTGCCAGCCCTAGACGCCAATACTATATTTGTTACAATTGCTCCAGTTCCAAAGGTAATAGCAGTTATTATCTCACCTAACAAAGAATTTCGAGTCGTATCAAGATCTACTGTTTCCAACATAACATCTTCACCCTTCAACAATCTATCTATTTCAGCGGGAGAGAATCCGGTTGCTTGTGATAATATAGCACCCTGTTGGAGATTTAAATCACTAGCGGAAGTGATACCTGCTCCAGCCAACCCCGTTCTAAGCTGTTCAATGTATTCCTCTTGGTTTCCACTTAATGCGGTAGTCATTAATTGGCCGAAATCAGTTGCAAACCCTGGCAGTACTGCTCTTAATTGTGAAAATGAACTTACAGTTCCCTCAAAGTCCATAGTAAACCCAGTTAATTGCTTGTGTATTTTCATGAATTCAAACCCAAGCTTTTTAGAATTTACAATACCGTCCTTAATAAACTCATTAAAGTCATCTCCAGCCAAGGCTATTGCATCAGAAGCTTTAACCATTTCTTTAGCAGCAACTCTACCCGTTATCCCCGACTCCTTAAACGAATCTACGGAATTTCTTATATCGGGGGTCATCGTTTGGAAAACTCTCTGGAGTTGTGTCAACTCTTGTACAGATATGCCCAAGTCGTTTGCCATATCAGTTTGTCTTCCCATAGCTCCAGTACTAAGCATTCCTCCGAATTCTCCAGAAAATGCGCCTTGTGCGCGTATCATCGAACCCATTCCACGGAGTCGAAGCCCCTCTGGACTTCCTCTAACTGTCTGAAGCAGCGCTCCGATTCCTGTGGAGAGAGCTTGGCCCGATGTCACACCACCCAAAGACCTACCTAATGCACGGAGTCCTTCAGTAGCGGCATAAACAGCCACAGCCATCTGGCCGAAACCTACCGTAAGCTTCCCCATAACAGTTTCTTGTTTATTAACTGCGTCTAAAAAAGATCCCGCGCCGAAAAGACGAGTACCGCCCATGCCGGGAATGTTAAATGATAGATGATTAAGGGCCGATGTTGTTTTTTGTCGGGAATCGTTTTGCTTCTTGCCCGTTTTTTTGTTTTGTTCTGAGGAAGTCTCAAGCCTTTCAGCAAGAGCATCCATACTCTCTATTAAAGGAGAAACAATGCCTTCAATAGATGCTAATGAATTATCAGAAACGTCAAATACTTGGGCCATTGTTTAATTCCTTATTTACTTGTCTTGATAAATAGATCGCGCTTGCTTCTTAATTCGCTTATTCTGTTCCTCTACTTTCTTTTTTATAACCGATAGATAATGAGATCTTAAATGAACTGGCATATTATACCAAGTTTCATAAGAAAACCCCTTTATATTCATACAAAGAGTAATTATTGTGTCATGTACCTGTAATTTATACTTCGATCTCAGGCCAAAAAAAGTCTACCCCAATGGGTATACCCCCTTTCATCACATGATCACAGTCACTACAAGTAACTTCCATTGTCATGTCAATCGATGGATTAATTTTACTAAACTCTTGTCTAATTTTTTGAGAGTCCTTAACAACCAAATTGTCTATCATACTCGACAGCATATTCTTATCAGTTTCTCCATTAATAGAAACAATAATAAGTTTTAACCTAGAAGTTATAATTGACGAAACTTTTTTATTATATTTTGTTTGTAATATTTTTTCATTCTTTTCTGCAGTAAGTTCATCCTTACGGGTCATTGATCTGATAACAACATCCAACCCTGTATCAGTAGTGAAATGGTGATGTCCCTCATCATCTACCTCGACCAAATCATCTGGACTTTCCAGTTGACTTAAATCTACTAGAGCATCAATACTTCCTTCACATTCTTCACAATTAATTGTTACTTCATAATCCTTACCATATGCTAAAACCCTAGCAGCAATCAAAACAGCATTAACATCTCCGGTAGTTAATTCAATGGGATTAACACCACCGTGAACCACTATGCTTTCCAACAACCGATCCATAACCGTACCATTTGCTATTAGGTTGGTACTTGTTAAAATGTCCTCTTCTTTAGCAGTCATATACTTTACTTCTAACTGACCACCATTTTCTCGTAACGGATTACCCTTTGGATAATATTTCCCTGCACTGGGAAGATTAATAATTTCCACGGGATACATCAATTCACTCATAACTTAAACTCCTGTTTCAAAGTAACATATATAAATAGATCACAATTTCATTTTTTCCCAAGATAACTTTTTGACAAAATCACTAAAGATAGATTTTGTATTAACTGAATTTATAATCTCACCATCTACTATCTGTGATGCAATCTGTTGTTTCTCACCAATTAACTCACTCATATACACATCAATAGTATTTTCAACCGTCATATAATAAACCTGAACCTTGTTATCTTGACCTATTCTATGAATTCGGTCCTCTGCCTGTTCGTGGTTGGCAGGAACCCAATCTCTATCAATAAATATCACAGTATCTATTACGGATTGTAGACCGTCAATCCCCATGCCTGCTGCTTTAAGCGAAAAGAACCCAACCCTAGCCTCTTTACTCACCAACCGATCTATTGCTTCTTGTCGTTTCTTTTTGTTCATGCCACCGTGAAATAAAGCAGCATCATATCCATAATGTTCTGCTAATCGTTTTAAAGGTTCAATGAAACAACCAAATACTAAAATGGGTCTATCATTATCCAAATACTCATCAATAATTTCTTTAAGTCTTGGAATTTTTTGATCGGTTAAATACGATTGAATCTTTGGCATAGATGACACAGACGGTTTTCCCGTGAAACGCCACTCACCAAAAATCTCATCTAGAATATTTTTATATTCCTTTCGTTCTGAAAATGACATATCAATATACAAATCATTTATTTGTTTATCTGGCAATTCTGGCAGAACTTCTGATTTTTTTCTCCGAATGGTTAGATCTTTAGTTCGTTCGTGAAGTTCTTTTAAGTTTCTAACCGGCATACCTTTCCATCCACCATAACGCTGAGTAAAATGATAGAAATTATTAAATCGTTCACGATCCAATACATTAAGAAGAGTAAACGCTTCTATGGGTCTGGACATGACCGGAGTTCCAGTTAAGAAAATAATATGATCTGTTTTAATGCCAGGAAATCGTTTTCTCTCTCTCCACGAACCAAGGATAGATTTAAACCGCAAGGTATTACGATTTTTTAGAAAAGTAGCTTCATCACATATCAATAAATCAAAATCCATTTTAGCTAAAACATCATGGACTTTCCTAACTGCATCATAATTTATAATATGAAATTGATTATCTAGATCCCCATCTACATCTTTGGTAGACCAGATTGTAGAATCTAAATTCGTAAATTTCTGAATTTCTTTTCTCCAATTAATTACCACAGATAATGGAGAAATAACCAGAGTTTTAACATTTTTCAATCGAGCATACGCAATTGCTTGAATGGTTTTGCCAAGGCCCGGTTGATCAGCGATCATGGCTCTACCATCTGTGTGCCATAAAAATTCTACTCCCACTTTCTGATAAGGGAATAAAGGTAAATTAAATTCTGGAATTTCAAAATCCGTGTCTTCCTTCTCACGAACCTCATGTCGGACTTTAGTTTCTTCTAAAAGTTCTTTATAACGTTTCTTAATTTTACGAGTACATTTAACCTCGTAATTTTTTATAATAGAAACTACCTTTGGAAGATGAACAATTGGAAATTGCCAGTGTTTCTCTTTGTCATTCCACTTACGGCCATCAATCTCAAACTTAAACCGATCAATCAAAGATCTGTCATACGGCATATTAATTTTAGCAGTAGTCTCATTGACTTCTGATATTTCTACCGTCTTCTTTTGTTTCCCAAATTTTTGAGTTACTTTTACGCGCGGTAGGTTTAAATGACCAACATCCTTATTTTGGAGCGCAAGAGAAACGGCTTCCCTCCAAATAGGAGAAAAGTCCGCATTGTCTCTTATCCAATATATGTAATGTGGGTGTTCTCTGATTACATGAGCAAGAGTATATCCCTTGTATTTGCCGAACGGGAAAACAACCGATTCAGCAGAATCATGTATCATTCCTACTGATCTTGAGCTGGTTCCACCCTGACGAAGCGTTGACCTTCAACGTCCAAAAGCCACCCTTCCTCTTGAGAAATCTGCAATAGTCCCATAAGATCATTAGCAGAATCGTTAATATCTCCCATAAGTCTCTGTTGAGTTTCTTGTAGAGTTTTGTTCGAATTAACAATAAGAACAGAAAGAGCCTTTGGAATAGGCTGTTCATCTACTACAGTGAACTGCTGCTGTTGTGGATCAGCCGCCTGGACCTGTGGGTCCGGCGGAAGCACTATAGGCTCCGGTGGAAATTGTGCATCTTCAGTTTGCGATTCGCCATTAGCTTTATTCTTAGCCATGTAACCTCCTAAAAATTATTTAACGTGTATAATATAACCATTATTGATTTGTTTGTCAAGACCCTACTACCAAGGTTGTGCTTTAGTTCCCGTGGGTGGGGCAAGTTGGTCTACAAGTGATTTACTTACACCAGTTTGTATCTCCGTTACTCTATCATCACCCATCGAACCAGTTACCCACCCTGTAACGAGAGCTTCTGTCAAATCACCATAAGCAACAAAATCAGCAGAAGCAACAGGATCAAGAGTTACAGTTCCTATATTAGTTGATGTAAAACTACCAGAAACTCCCAAACTTGATGTACCTTCGGTTTCACCGTGATATTGCCAATGTACAGTAGTAACTACATTATCCATACTAGCTGAACTATACGTTACCTCTAGTGGATTAAAATTCCATCTGTAAGTAAATGCCATAACTTTTTCTCCTAAATTTAAAGTCTACTATAATATATATAACCTTAATTAATTTGTCAAGGGATTAACCCGCCTCAAGTGCAGCAACCTTAGCCTCCAATGTTTCTACTTTATCAGTGAGTTCTTGTACCGCCGCCACCAATAGTGGTACCATGTGTGAGTGGTCTATGCTCTGACCCTTTATCGAACCATCCTCATCAACTGCATCTTTCTCGCCCGTCACTGCTTGCGGTACGATCTCAGCCACTTCGTGAGCGAAGAAACCTTGGAAGATTTCTGTATCTGGTTCAGTTTTGTAGTTGAACTTGTAAGGTTTGAGTTGGCCCAAGAGATCAAGTGCATCGCCAAATGGTGACTCGTTTTCCTTCAGTCGATAATCAGATGATGTATTGAAGTATGTTACATAACCTCCTGTTTGTACGGAACCGACTTCTTGATTACCATTTGCAATACTCCAATGCTTAGAGGTTGAAGTACTAACTCTCGCTGTAACGAACGATCCTTCGCTTGTTTTGAGTTCTATACCTTCACTGCCTGGAACGACAGCGGATGTCGTGCCGATCAAGATCTGTCCACCTGTATGTATTCTGAAACGCTCCGTATTATTGTTCTTAAATACTAGAGGCTTATCAGGGATGTTTGTAAATTCGCCAATATCTAATGCGAACTTAATGAGCATCTTACCAGTGTCATCGGTTTCATTAAACTGTATATTAGGTGCATTAGCCGCTGAACGGATTTGGATTGAGCCATCGACAGCAATCTTAAAACTGTCTTGGACTGTACCGTTGTATGACGTAGCAAACGCCATATAATTGTCGCGAGTCGAGGCAGTAGAAGTCCACGACTGATCACGGCCTAAGTAGATCGCCCCACCCATCGCTTCGACACCATCGTTGCGAGACATCGCAAAGTGGATGCCACCCTTGGAGTTTACGGTGCCGTCCATGTTCCAAAGCTTCATTCCAACGAGAGAGGTCAGAGCGGCGTCGGCATTGTACTTGAAGTGTACGACATTGGTGTCAACTGTAGTCTCTTCAACATGAAAGCGTGCAACTGGACTCACCGAATTTATGGCGACCCGGCCATTAGTAGCACACCAATACATCATTCTTACATCATTAGATGATTCGTATAGACTAAATCCGTTCCCTGTAGCACCACCATCATCATATCTTAATGACCACTGCCTTGAAGTGTAATTGGCCGAAGCCATAGTAATTATTTGTGAAGTCCAAGGTGAACCCGCATATGCGTCTCCAACAACATGAAGTTTGCTTGCGGGAGATGTCGTGGCGATGCCGACACGGCCGTCACCTCTTACTCTAAATCGTGAAGATCCTCCACTTGCTAGGTTCAGAAGATATTCGCTCGACACAGCAGTATCCATAGTAACACCTATACCAGAATTGAGATCATTCCCCGAATATGCCATCTCGACCAAGCAGGTATCATTACCACCAGCATAATCATTTTGTACCGTAAAGGCCCAGCCCGCGGTATCATGATCTCTTACAAGTTTCATTACTCCGTAGGGTGATACGGTTCCCTGAAGCGTCAACGTAGAGTACCCAGTAGACCAAGTATGAGTTCTTGCATTATTAATGTTATAATTGACATCGCCATTATGATTTATGAACCCGACACTGTAACCCTTCACGAACATGTCACCAGCACTATCATTCTGGTCAGTTCCAAAGATGACATTAGTACCACTATTAGTGGAATTTTCTGTGAGATGAATTCTGCTATTGTCGCTATTGCCGGTTCTGACGCTGAGGGGATGGGCGGGATTCGTATCGCCCATGCCGACCTTTCCATTATTAAGAACGGTCATCCTTGGGTTAGTGATTCCGTTGGTGAAGAATGTGAACGAATGGTTTGTTTTAGATCCTATGCACATGTGACTTATATTGTCATCCCAACCTAATGATATTTGTCTGGTAGCTTCCGATTGGAAGATCGCGATCTCTTTGTCAGCACTGCTTGGGGCTCCAACCTCAACATGGAGAGGTGCATCCATTGATGTGACCCCGATGCCGACTTCGCCATTCCCCGATCCAGCTCCGATTTGCACCGCGATGGAGCCGTCAGGAGCAAACCCGAATCTGTCTGCATCAAACCTAACCGCGTCGTAACTAGCATCACGGCTGTAGAACCGAACCAAAGAGTAGTCCGCTTCTACTCCGCCAGGAGCAAACTCTATTCCTTCTGCGCCCGCTTTTGATACTACAAACGTTTCTTGTGGACTCGTAGTGCCGACGCCGACTTTGCCGGCAGCCGTAACGACCATTCTCTTTGTATCGTTAGTTATAACCGCAAGATCGTGGTTTGAGCGTGTACCTAATGCTGATCCATTATGTGAACTACCCCCGTGTTGTGCCCAAAACGCTAAATACTTGGTATTGTCTGTAATCGACAATCCACCAGCACCAGCACCGTCTAGGATAATCGACTCCATCGAATAGGTATTGGTTGCGCCACCGACATCCAAGTGTGCACTCGGCGTTGTCGTGCCGATGCCTGTATCTCCTCTAATATAAGTTATAGTTTCACTGACAGTCATATCATCATGGGTCTGATTATGGGCCCTGAAGTGGAATGATGATGTCCCTTGATGATGGTGGAACTGTCCTGTTGTAGACCCGTCACCGAACTTGAAATAAGCTCCTCTATTATTAGGACATGTCATCTTGATCGTAGGATCTCCACCAGAGACAGCCTGTATGTGTAGTTGTGGATCTCCGCTTGATTTATACATGTGTAGTAGAGAATCTGGGCCCGTCGTACCGATACCAAGATTGGTTCCGTCAAATGTTAAATTAGCTTCAGCGTTTAACTCAGAACCCGTTGAAGTGAATACTCTATTATTACTAGCATTGTTAATTGTTGTTCCTACAATAGACCCGTTCGCTGTAACAGTACCAGAGACGGTCAAGGTACCGTTTACTTCAACATTATTACTAGTGGTAACCCGTAGTCCATAACTTGTACCATTTGCACCAAGATAGAATTCATCTCCTGAAGCACACAGCATGTACACTGCATTAGTTCCACCATCCTTGATTGAAACAGAACTATCGCCCCCATCACTCCAAGTAAAATCTGCACCAGTGACCGTCATAGGTAGAGTAGTATTAATCCGACCAGTGGAGATTTGGAACCTCTCAGTCCCACCAGTGTATCCATAGATTGTGTCACTGTTGGTTGCAATACGCCAACTATTGTCCCCGTCATTATCGCCTACCATCACTTGGCTATTACCAGCGTCATAACCGACCAAGCCACGTTTGGCATTATCCTCAGTAAACAGAATACCGCTGTCGTTGTCTCCTTCTATCGCAAGTTGCCAATTGGTAGTAGAGGTGACACTATTGGCATTGATTATCGCCTGTTGAGTGCCGGGCATCAGTGTCTGGCTCGTATTCGATCCAACATGGAGCTTGGTCACGGGTGCCGTAATGCCCATACCCACTCCATTGGCTTTAGCACGCAGTTTTTCAGCATTACCAACTGAAAGTTTTAAATTAGAGCCATCATAATATATGAAATCAGTACCACTCTTCTTAATTCTTATTGCATCACCTTCCATTCGAAGATTACAATCGCCGGACGGAGCTACTATTGTTAACATTTCTTCTGGGGATGTGTCGCCGATACCGACTTTGCCGTCACCATGAAGAACCATTCTTGCCGTAGCCGTCTGTGAGGTTAGGGCTGCAGTAGTATCTGCGTTATAACCAAACCATAAAGCATTATCTCCATCATCTTCGGGGTGTATGTTCCAGCCTGTATCTCCAGTGTGATGTTGTAGTAGTATTCCATCTTCCCAACTATTACCTGTATTTTTAACATGAAATACAGCTTTAGGAGCTACGCCGATGCCGACCGTATTGTCACCACCATCAATAGTGAACATATTAGCATTATCATTACTTTCTACCCTGAAATCCCAATTTTGACTATCTTCATTAAATACAATTCCGTTTGAACCAATAGAAAGAGCATCTACGGTTCCTGCTATAAGTCTAACGTTATTGTCTGCATATTGATAAAGGTAGGTATCAGATCCGCCGTCGAAGTAGAGTTTATTTAGTGCTGGTATTTCAAGGCCGCCAGCATGGAACGTATACGCTTCACCACCCGTGATAATTTGTACTGCGTTGGCCGAAGCTTCGTGGATATAGGTGTCGCCACCGCCATCTAAGTATAGCTTATTTAAAGCTTGAATGGCTACATAATCAGATGCGCCGCCGCCGCCCTCTGCTACTTCCAGAATGGTTTGACCCCCCACCACAAGATCAACTTTGTCTGCGGATACTTCGTGGAGGTAGGTATTGCTACTGCCGTCTAGGTAGAACTTACCCGTGGCGGGCATCACAAAATCTTGTGCAGATTCTATATACTGGTTTCCACTATTGTAGTTAAAGTTTGCTACTTCATTCCCACCAGCGATAACTCCTATGTGGTCAGCACCTCTTTCGTGGATGTAAGTATTCGTACCGCCGTCTAGGTACAGTTTGTTTAATGCTTGAATGGCTACATAATCAGATGCACCACCACCGCCTTCTGCTACTTCAAGAATGGTTTGGCCACCTACTACAACATCAAGTTTATCTGCGGATACTTCGTGGAAGTAGGTATTAGATCCGCCGTCTAGGTAGATCTTCTTAGTGGGCCAAACCAAGAGATCGTGTTCGCCTCCGGGCCCGATCTGTACCGATGTTGTAGTCAGTCGAAGGGGATGTGTGTTACCAGAGATAAGGTCTAGGGTATCTCCAGCAGCCTCGCTGATGTAGGTATGGGTACCGCCGTCTAGGTAGATCTTCTTAGTGGCTGGGAGAAGGACATCTCCTAGTGACTTTAGCCCCTTGCGGGCTATGAATTCGTTTGCCATATATTTCCTCTTTCAATATCCAAAGGATAATTATTTTATTTTATATTTTTATAATGTTCTAGTTATTACTTTAACCGTCCATGTTCCGGCCGACGAAGTGAATTTTAATCTAGCATTACCTCCAGACTCATCTACTGTAAATGTAGCGTCCGATGTATCTCCAATATCTGGAGTTGAGTAATCTGTGAAATTTATACTCGCTCCAGCCTTCCAAATTACCATACAAGTACCAGCTCTATAATTGGTTCCGTCATTGACAGAATAATCAAACTGAGCACTTGAGTACGAAGCCACCGCAACTGTTGCGACAACTGATGTGGTTTCACTATCACCCGTAGCAACCGTTGTAGACGTTGATTCGTTTAACGCCCCATCAATTGTGGTGGCACCAGCTGCAAGTGCGGAGGTACCAATGTCGATAGCTCCAAATCCAGAGCTTATAGCTCCTGCAGCCAAGGTTCCAACTGATGTAATTTGTGTTTGTGCAGCATCAACACTTAACGAGTGTGCAATACCTTCACCACTTGTTGCGCCCGTACTTGTTAATCCTGTTCCTGCGGTTACCGTTGCAACATAATTACCCGTAGTGTGGGTGGTCAGAGTAATTAGATTATTTAGTGAAGTTGCTCCGGTTCCACCTTGATCTACCGCAACTGTAGTACCTTCCCAAGTACCAGTTCCAATTGTACCAACCGTTACGAGCGCAGTATCTCCTGTCCATGCGGTCAGAGCTGCTGGAGTAACTGCTCTTGCGGTATCTGTACCAGTATTTGTTTCTGCGTTGGTTGCTAATTCAACGATACCCTTATTTGTAGTTGAAGCATCTTCACCAGAAATCGTAATTGTTTGGTTAGAAGCAACAGTATCAATACCTTCCCCACCAGTAACCGTAAGAGTTTGGGTCTTAAGAGCAATAGCTCCAGTACCACTTTCACCAACAGTATTTAATGTACTTACAATATTACTTAATCCAGAACCATCACCGAAATATGAACCTGAAATCTGACTACCGCTGATTGGGTAATTAAATTCAATCTCTTGATTAGTGTGATCCCATATCATTGATGGGTTGGTTTGTCCAGCCATATCAATTTCAATACCAGCACCATCAGCAGCTGTGCTATTTGCAGATCCAGAAGCAACTTGAATTAATTTATCTTCTACATAAAGCTGTGCCGTTTGAATTTGAGTGGTAGCACCTTGAACCATCAAATTACCAGTAACAGTTAGGTCACCTGTAAATGATCCAGTATCAAATGATACATTATCAGCCGTTCCTACACCAATTGAAGTTCGGAGTGTTGCTCCACTTTCTGCTACCGGATCAGTTGTACCATCACCAACAATCATTTCCCCATTAGCAAGAACCGCCATCGCGGTTACAGCGCCAGTACCACTACCAAGCAGAACTCCACCGTCAGTTAGGGAAGATGCTCCCGTACCACCATCGGCAACTGGAACATCGGTTCCGCCTGCGTGGAATATTCGATTACCCTCAACTGTAAGGACACCTGCTGAAGAACGTGCTAACGTTGTATCGGAGGCGTGTCCAACATTAACTGTTGTAAATTGTGGTGAATCGCCTGTTCCAACACCAAGAGCGGTCGCTGCGGCTGCAGCTGTTGAAGCACCAGTACCACCATCTGCAACTGGTACATCAGTACCACCAGCACGATAAATAGCATTACCTTCAATAGCAAGATCACCAGAAGATGCTCTGGTTATGGTGGTATCGGAAGCGTGACCAAGCTCAATACCTGTAAACTGCGGACTCGCATCGGTAGTTAAATCTTGGTTTACTACCGAAGTATCTTCAACAGTTAAAGTTTTAGACGCCCCACTAAATGTTATTGTACCATCATTACCATCACCAACCGTTAACGATTCATTAAGGGTTAGTGTTCTCGCAGCTCCTACAGCATTAATCGTTACATTATTATTTTGGGTGACCAGATTGCCACCAAGGGTAACTGTTTGTCCCTGTACTGAAGTTAAATTAGCAAGAGTATCAATCGCAGCTTCAATGGTTGCTTCCGTTGTAGCATCTATAGCATCTATATTATTGAGTGAAGTAGTATTTCCTCCACTGAAAATGCTCGTAGTACCTAGAACAATATCCCCACCAGAAACCGTTAAGTCCCCAGAAAGTCCTAAACTTCCGGTAACTTCGGAATTACTTAATGCTATTAGACCCTTGCGAGCAATAAACTCATTAGCCATTCATGTTCTCCATATAGAATCTCATATATAATTAGGTTGGAAATTTGGGAAACAATCTAAAAAAGGTTTGTACTGTCCAAGTATCGGGCCCGGAGCCTGTACTAGTTATTCTCAAATGTGCATTTGCTCCCGTTAAAACGAAAGAAAACGATATATCTGACGTATCTCCGATATCAGCACTAGATGCGTCAGTAAAGCTAATTTCACTACTACCTCCCCCCAACCAAGTAGCCAATAATATTCCTTGCCTTGCAGCACCGTCTCTAAAAGCTCTATAATCTACATTCGCTCCAAGAAAAGACGATGTTGGTATGGAAGGATCTAAATTAGCAGTTTCACCAATAACTCCGGTAGTTGTAGAACCAGATAGTATAACTGACCCCGTAAGTATGGGCAGTCCCACCCCCGGCGTCAACGTTGTTGTAACGTGTGATGCAGTGTGAGCGGTTATAGCTTCACTAGCAAGGCCTGAAGAAGCAATAGCATATGATGCCGTAGTTGCAAAACTCGCAGATGCAGCTACATCTACAAATATACTAGCGTTTCTAGTTACAGTACTTGTAGTATCCTGAACCAATACACTATGATAAGTATCAACAGCCTGAATTGTTACTTTATACTCTGACTGTGGAGTTATCGTAACATTAATGTCAGGTATGTCTAAAGCAATACCATCGGGAAGCGTGTGGGGCATTTAAGTTATCTCGTAACAGAAGGTCTTACAGTAAACTTTCCTTCAATAATTCTACGAGATTCCGCTGTCGCGCCTGACCCACTTACCATAATGACATCATAAACATAATCCGCAGCGGTTAACAATGAAGAAGACGCTGGAAGTAAGCTAACATAAAGTGATCCAGAAGAATTTGGTGATATCTTCTCAAAATCAAATTCTGCAGAAGAATCTTCTGAAGAATATGTTTCCCGAACCGAACCACTGAATTGTCGAAGGGTTATGTCGAGTGGCGTATTGGTCTGATCAGTGATTGAAACTAAAATTTTAAATGTTTCACCCTGACCTACTGTTAAGTTTGTACTTTGTGGCATAATTTCTAATCCGAATTAAGTGTCTTACTATAAGTATTTTTATATAAAATAAAACCTCCCCAATGCTGAGGAGGTTCTTTTAGTATTTTTTATATTTCTTATTAAGAAATTTAGTAATTCAAAATACACAGATCGGGCTGAACAGTCACCTGCACTTGCATCGGATCGTCAGCATCAAAATTTAACTCACCAAAAGTAGCCTGAGTAATCATGCATCCTTTAAGAATCCACTCTTCAACTTTATCTCCCACGGGCCCCAGCACATTAATTGTTAAATCCTTTTTATAAAAATCAGCATATCCATCTCTACCCGTTACACTTTCGTGATGAAGGCGAACCCATTCCATTACGGACTGAGCAGAAGAAGGAACAATAGGATCAAACAGTGTCATGTTGATTGCTCCCCACACAGTACGACCCTTAACATATCGTTGAACATTAATATGATTAAGAACCTTTGCATCTTGAGTTAATGAAGGTCTTGCAACACCTTTGACCACATACGCTGGAAGACCATCGGCATATAGAATAAATCTATTTGCCATCTTCGGCTCAAATGCCTTGAAGAATAGTTCTTGTTCATTAACTAGGTTTGCCATGTTTCGTCTCCAAAAGGTCTTTTATATAATTATCAGCTTATTCTAAAATATAACGATTAACTGCCGGGGAATGTAGCACCCGTTGGCATAATGTTGAAATCAAGAACAATGAATTCAGCTGCCCGAGCAGGTTGTAGATAGATCTGACCAACCAATTGGTTTCTATCAATTACATCTGGCGTATTATTTGTGTCATCCATGACCACACGGAAAGCGTACAATCCTTGTCTTTCCTGAACACTAGCCAAGTATGGATTAACAATATTCAAGAAGCGGTTTCTCGTAGCTTCTGTGTTTTGTTCAAACACTAGGTATCTTGACGATGAAGCAACAAACTTCTTCAAAGCAATCAAAAGACGCCGAACATTGATCCGATCAAGAGCACTAGCTTTCTTCTGTAATGTCTTCTGTCCAAAAGCAACAATACCTTGCCCGGGGAATGTAGCAATCGGATTAACCTTATTTTCATAAAGTTCATCTCTAGTTGCTCTAGTCAAACGACTCTTTGTTTGAGTTGCGCCTGGGATTCCTCCACGATTTAATCCAGCAGGAGCAAACCACTCAGCAGCAGCATTGTCATTGAAAGCAAACACCTCAGGCAACACAACTGAAGGTGGTGCCCAAACATATCTGTTAGTATTGGTATTTAGAACTTTAACCCACGGATAGTATCCAGCAGCATAATTTGTATCCGTTGAAGCAGCCGTTGAAATTGCTGTAGCTACTGTAGCGGGACAACTAGCCAAATCCATGATATAGAAGCAATCTTGTCTATCCTCACACACATCAATTGCGTATTGAGCAATATAAGGGTGTTGTTCATAATTAACGCCAGGAATTACTAACATGTTAATATCAAATGATTCAGGATTCTTAATTGCGTCAACTGCCTTCTTAAAGGCCACAGAACCTTCTGTGGTAGATGTTGACAAATCAAATCCTTGTGTATTTGTAGACACAATGGACTCACCAAGTGTTCTCTCGCGACTTGGTTTGAATCCATCATACCCGCCCTGCATTGGTATCGTAAATTTACGATAGGTAACGTGAGAAGAAGTTGTAATACTCAAGTTACTTCCATCTACCTCACTAGCTCTCGTATTGTCTAACGAAAACTCAGTTACCGCTGCAGGAATGTGAGCACTGGTAGATTTATCTGGTATATAACTTACCGTTGTAGCATTGGCTGGAATCGGAGCAAGATAACTCTGATTTGTATAATTTGTAGCAGTATAGTCATATCCATAAAATAATTTAGGATCTCGCGTTTTATTACCACCATGTCCCGTGGCAGTGGCCGAAGACCAAGCACTATCAATCACCAATGGAGTAACTGCGTCTGATGAAGCAGCCCACGGTGTAGATAACGCTGCAAACCCGTAAGGGAGCGCCGTTTCTGGCAATCCATAAGCATCTGCACTTAATTCAATTCTGACATATCTACTCTTATTTGCATAGTCTCCTTGATAATACGTTTCCGCGGACACTGAATCTGTAAACGGAGCACTATTTCCAATTCGTCTAGCAATGAAGTCCGAACTATTTGGATCTAAATTTAAGTTGTCATATTGTTCCAAAATCTCTGGATTAGCGTCTGTGTCCCCACCTCTCCTGACCAACAAGGAAAATGTACCAAAGCTTCCAGACTGTGTTTGGTATTTAATAGATTGGATTGAAATCTTATATGCTTTATTTGTATTTGAACCATCGGCCAACGTATGAACCTTAAATAGATTCCAGCGATTTCCACTAATTTGTTGTGAACGAATATATGGGGTCTTTGCATTGGTGTAAGCAGCAGGGGATGAACTTCTTGATCCACTAAAGTTTACAGCCGCAGTTCCGGTTACAGTAGAAGCAGCAGCAAATGTAATACCTCCCCGTGTCGGATCAACCGCATCGGGGAAAAAGGCATATACATATCCGGGCTTCGTTCCGTAAGGATTGGTTCCTATTGCATTTCTTATGCTACTAGCACTTGATCCAGAAATATTAACAGCTGTCCAAGTAGCGGTACCGGATGTACCAGCAGCACCACCTGAAGAACTCAAGTGCATCGTAACATTGGTCATTGTTGGAGCAACAACAGAAGCAGAAGTTATTGTAGATCCGCTGAGAGTTGGGTGGAAGATAGCTGCTACTCGCGTGCCACCCGCACCACTAACAATCAATTTGGTGGTTTTAAGAGTAGTTGCTTCTGCACTGGTCCCATCTAGTCCAAGAACACGAACCACGGTTGCTGATTGTGCTTCTTGTAAATAATTTTGAACAGTATATCCTAGATAACTATATTCATCTGCTTTACCAAATCTCTCTTCGAACTCTGTTTGACTATCAACAATCACTGGAATGAATGCTGGACCTTTCTGAGCAACACCAACAAAAGCCGCACCAATATTAGCTACACCTTGCTCTAAGAAAGATAAGTCTCGTTCGCGGGTAAATACGCCGGGGCTGACTACTCGCTCTGCCATATCTTAATCTCCATTAAGAAGTTTCAATTTCACCTGTTTCTATATTCAATAACCCCTCACCGTACTTTTTATTAAGTTCAGTGAAATACTTTTCTTCTTCTGAAACCGAATCCAAAAACTCTTGTTTTGTATTCTTAACCAAATTATCCAAAACCGTTTGCTGAAGAACTAACTCACTTAAATACTCAGCAACTACCGACACCACTTGACGGGTATCTTTAACTTTTTGTAGCTCTTCTTCAGTAATCTTACTCATAGTAACCCTTCTTGTAAAAAACCATATGGGGGGAAGTCTTCCCTCCTCGTATCATAAATATGTCTTTTAATTCTCAAAATTACCCAATTTCACCGTCGCCCAAATCTATTCTTTCAGTTACTACTAATTTCTTATTTGTAAATCTAACCATATTCGTATCAATTGGCTTTCCATATTTATCTATAGTAGCCTCTGGTAACAAATAAGCTTTGACCGTCATTTTAAATTCAGACCTAACCAGCCTATCTGCGGATTTTGGCAGTACTACAGAATTTGTATATTCCTCTACGCTTGTCTTAAATTTATATTTATCGTTCTCTCCCCAATAATTCTCAACCTCAAAAGATATTTGTTCTACCAACCCGTTCATCTGTTGTTGATATTCTGTCCAAATCATACAACTATATTCCACATCATAAAAATCTGGATACATTACAGAAACATACCGCTTACTCTCAGCAATTCCATTTTGTATTCTAAATCTATCGTACTTATTTCTAGGATTCCACGATGTTGAATAAAAGTCTCTTTCTAAATATTTGTTAACTGGGTTATTTAATGCGTTTTTTGCAATACTATCTCTTTTAATCATAATAAGAGGAATTTGTAGTTTTCCCCGTACATCTCTCAACACACCATCCTTTCTTGTATTTTTCCAACGTTCTGGATTTGCATACAAGATAGGAACTGTAACTTTAAGTTCATCTTGAACAACAAATGGTTGAATAACTTCTTCCATATATTTAATTATAGCGCTATCAATATCGACCAAAGAAACAGAAATTCTGGTCGATTCTTCTGCTTTTATATCTAATCCACGATTTTTATATTTTTTTGAATTATCTGCGGATGCATCTATATTAACATTAGTCATACTTGCCTAGGTTCAATTTGAATATTACTTCTTCTTGTCAGATGTGTCTCGCAGATAATTGACTCGTTATATCCGGGCCTTCCTGCAATCAACTGAACTTCTCTAATATTATTAATCTCATAAAAAGCATCATTGTAACCAATAATGTCACCAATTTCTGGATAAATATGACGTTCTTCAAGTATACTACGAACAAATCTAAATTCTGATTCTTGTGTTTGATCAATTCCAAAATCAGCATTATTAATAACTGTATTTGGTTTGTAATCAATAAAAGCAGAAAGTTCTACACCAGTATAAGAAATCTTTTCAGTAGATTCTCCATAAATATTTGTATTTACATAATCAAGATTTAATTTATATAGAGTAACCAGTGTATCAATTATTTCCGCGCTAATTTCTTTATTAACGTGTTGGAAAAACGCAAAATCTTTACTAGAAACGAATTTAGGCATATTACATTACATAAATTGGAATGGGTACTTTCTGGAGAATCTGGGCTTGATGTTCTGCAGACTCAGCTTGAGCTTTCATCTGTTCTATCCTTCCCGAAGCTTGTAAGGTTTCTTGCAATTCTTTAATCAATTGTTCTTTTTCGTGAACAGCTTCTCTCCTGAGAGTTTCTCCGTCCATTCTAATATCTGCGTTTGGAATAGGAACTCTTTCATATTTAGAACGAATGAGTCCAAGAAGCTCTTTAGCAAGAGCTAAAGTATACTTGTAAATCCATACTTTACCAACGGAATTAATATTTGCATACGGTAGATGAGATAGTGGAACGTTTGAAACATCACTCACAAATTGATTAACACCAACTCCATATGTAGCAACAACACTACCTCCCCACGCTGTAGCAGCAATACTGGCATTTGCATCAAGTGTAGCTGTCCATGTATTTGCTGTGGGGGCTGTGGTAATGGTATGTGTTTTATTAAAATTAGATACAGCTACACCACCGATAGTTGATCCAACCACCCCATCAATATTTACCTTATCTCCCACACTAGCTCCATGACCGACATCGGTTACTGTCATAGCCGCAGAACCACTTGTTAATGAAAGGGTTCCCGTAGCGAGTGTTACAGACCTTCCCGATTGAATAGCTGATCCCGACTTTTCATTTGTAACATAATAATCAAAAAATACTGTATAGGAAGATAACGGGATTGGCGAAATTCTAAGTTTATTTTTAGAAACTGTAAAAGTATATTGACTTTTCCGAACTACATCATTAATTTCAATAGCTTGAACACGAAGCATATCTTCATAAGCTGGCATCATAACAAATGTAATCGCCGGAGAATAATCATCAAATCCAAATTCAGAAAATAAATTTGTAATACCCATGCCCGTAGCAGCAAATGGATCATAATATCTAGCAATAGACGGAGTACCTTGGTGGTATACCTTTCTAAGTTCAATTGGTTTACCACTCTCGCTTGGTGTAGCCCACAAAGCATTCAAATCATAAGAAGCGGTGCCAATAGAAGCAGTAAAATGTCCTCTCTTTAATTCTACATTTCCACCCGACAGTGCTTCAGTTCCATACTCCGCTGATAATCGAACAACTTGATCAAGGGGAGTAGCTATGATGTTTTTTTGAGTATAATCTTCATCAGTAGATGAACCCAGAAGGGTATACATATTATCTCTAATTCTAAACTGATTTACTTGTTTTCCATATTCAATGACCGATTCTTCCAAACATGTATAAATTTGTAAATCTTGAAGTTCTACATCCATTATAGGATATCCCAAACGTGTTGCTACAAAATTTGCAACCTTTGGACCATCTGTTTGAAAAAGAGCTTCACTATCAAAAATACCGAAAGGAGTTAATCCATTTGGATTTGTTGGATTGCCATCATAGGAAATATATTCTGGTGTGGTTGCCATTAACATTCTCTCTGTGTAAATTTTCCTGACTATAAATAGTAGGGTAACTTTAAGAAGACTATTTATATATAAAATGGAGAATAATTTATGTTAGATTATCAAAAATTTATCAAAGAAGAAGAAGAAAAACAAAAGATTATAAGACAACGTATTGCTGATGTATTAACAAAACACGGTAAAATGAATGCAAATCTTAATTCAAATGCAGCCATATATGTCATTACCAATGAAATTATGACTACTCTTGACAAAAAATTAATATGTACATAAATAACAACTACTAACTCACAACTTTAGATTCTCGTTCTTCTACTAACTTTTCATACCCCTCTTCAGTTAAATGCGTCACAGCAATCCAAGCGTGTGACATCTCATCCACGGTACGGCTGCCACGAGCATAAAACATTTCAGAATCGGTCAAAGGATTGTCTGCTGTATTTTCATACCAACCCGTCATAACAATTACTGTTCCTTCGGGTAATAGTGGTGCAACATCATCATCAAAGATGTAACTGTGGTGCCACCTAGCATCAAAATCACTTACCATACTAAGAAGTTCAGTTCGTCCACTTGGATAAACCGCCTGAACAGACATTCCATGTAAATGTACATGACCGTGTGGTTGAAAACTATCAATACGAACCGGATGGTCCCAACGATAGAATCCCTGTGTCATAGATGTTCCGCCCGGCTCCAAGAAAATATCACCGGAAAGGGGATAAAGTCTCAAATTCTGTTCAAATTCGGGTTCAAATCCTTCAGGATAGAACCAAACACCTAGCTCAATTTGATCGCCAGGAACTTCAAATCCCATAGGATAATAATGAGTATCCCATTCAATCTGATCGTCAGGTTTCAAAAGACGAGCAGCATCTGATGGTACAATTTCTCCAATCTTACCCATAGCATATTCAGAAAGATTGCCCATTGGACGATATTCTCCACTCTCATCCTTTCTTAATAATTTAGGATTAGCGTGGTGTACAACTTGTCTCCCTGCTGGGGCAGATGGTCTAACTTCCATTGCCCGAATCCATCTCTCTGTAGTAAGGTTAGTAGGCACTACGGGCCTCCACCACAAGTCACCTCCTTCTGGCGGAACGTCAAATGGTAAAGTTTTAATAATATGATCGGGAGGACCAAGATTGTCTTCTTGTTGCCATCGTTGTTCATCTACCCACTCTATTGGTTCGGGCAAATCTGCTGGATCTCCTTCCGGCGTTTCAGCGTCTACCCATTCAACAATAGTTTGAATTTCCTCGTCACTCAATCTCCAATCGTCCTTAACTTCCTGAATGCCGACACCCGTATCAAGATGGTAGGGGGGCATTAGTCGCCGGGCCACTTGATCTTTAATCCTACGGGCATAACGGCGAACATCACGATAATCAGTAAAAGACATAGGAGCAACAGATCCCGCCCGATGACAAATCTGACAATTCTGTTGAATGATTGGTGCAACATCTCTCGTATATGTTATTGGTTCGTCTTCTATTGCTTTCTCAACAAGTTTATCTGGACGATCTACATAAGCGAGACGGCGAACCCAATCCTGTGAAATTACTTGGGTGGGAAACAACATAAGAAGTGTAGCAACTATCATTAATGGTTTATAAATCATTATTTACCTCCAAACATATTATTATATCTATAAATATGATGGAGTTATTGCAAAAAAGAAGGGTGGACCCGAAGGCCCACCCTCTTTTTACTATCTACCCGAAGGTATTATCAACTAACTTAGATTAGCTCCAAGCGGTCAATAACGATCTTCCCGAAGAACTCAGGACGGACTACCTTCTTCGCGTAACGGGTCATAACTCCCCTGCGCGGTGTAAAGTTAGTCGGATCGTACACCAGAGGTGTCATGATCAACGGAATATAAGGTGCATATACCGCTCCTGTCTCTAGGAAATTAGGTCCACGATAACCCATAAGAACAACGTTCTCAGTCATATACGGGTTCTTGTAAACTTGGAATCGGTTCTGGAATGAACCTATTTGCGTTACACCAGCAGCAAACTCCATTGAGTCGCCGGCTGTTCCTGCCAAGAAGCCTGGAATGGTTTCAAGGATTGTAGCAACAGTTGGTGAGCAAACAGCCCAGTTAGCACCACCACGAAGGGTGAGCTGATGAATCCGATTTGAAACCTTCTGCATCTTCTGGCCAAGCGTCTGGAACCAAGTCATATTAGTCCAAGCTGTACCAGCAGAAGGAGTGGCCGCGAATGCTGCCGTTCCTGAATCGTAAACCTTACCAACCTCAGCCGACCAGTAGTCGGTTGTGGTCGCATGTACCAGAAGCATGTCAAGAATCTCCAAATCAACTTCCAAGGAGATATGATCACTCAACATACCCGTTAACTCAGCCTCAGCATCAATGCTGTGATAAGCATTCAAGTCTTGTGCGAGTTCTGGTGACCATACAGCTTTCAGCTTACGCGTCTTAGCTGCAATAGTCTCTGACCGAAGTGCGAGATTAATTTCTGGAATCGCAATATCACTTCCAGCTGTATCCTCGAAATCGCCAGATTGGTTAGTACCAACCACGGTTGCAGGCTGTTTACTAAAGGTAACTTTAGTAATCTGCGCTGCAGCACCATAAGGAGTAACAAAACGAACAGTCGTTTGTCCATCTCCTAGTTTTGTAAACTGTGGTAACCAACCACTGTGATCAATGACCGATCCCGAAGGAACGAATGAACGAACGGCTGACAAGTCAGCGTTTGCATCAATCGCAGATGCGGACATTTGGTGAACCATGTAAACAGTCGAGGACGAAGTTGTCTCGTAATCCAAGTCAGCTGCCGACGCGGTGCGTAGAGCAGCAACCGTAAGACCAGTTTTCGTCTGATCGTTCACTGAGTAAGCATGCCGGCCAGCACCATATAGGCCAGAACGCGGTAGGGTTCCACTACCACTAGTAATTCCATAAATGGAATCGCCAGCAGTGCGATCACCAACAGCCGTTCCATACTGGAAGTCCATATAAAAGACTAACCCAGCAGGAAGGTTCATTGGCTGAACCGATACAAAGTTCTTGGAAGCAATCTGCCCCAGAACCTTACGAACGAGAGGTAGAGCTACTCCAGCCCAGTTCTCGTTTCCTGTTGAAGAAACCTCATTTAAAAGCTGACCCGCTTGGTTCTCAAGCAGTACAGCCATACCACTACGCTCGTGTCCTTCCAACCCATCCAAAAGGCCAGAGCCTTCCCACTTCTCGGCCATGCTTCTGGCCGCATCAGTGAGCTGACTGTGAGCAGTAGTAGCTTCGTTTAAAAAGCTAGAAACATCACTCATATTCAATCTCCATTAATTGTTAAAGTACGTCAAGGCCGGCTAGTTGTTTCATTCGACTCCTAAACCCGGCAAATTGATCTTCTTCTAGAACCTCAGTCGTTGGGGCAGTACCACCAACTACCTTTGAAGCAATACCTTCAGCAACAACTTCCGTTGTGGAAGTAGTTTGCTTCTTTTGCTTGGTAGGAACATTAATCGTAGCTTCTGCTAATGTAGCATAGAGAAGTTTCACTTCACGGATTGTCGTAGCAAGATCAAATGTCTCGACAACGTGAATTTTCTGGTCTTGTGATAGTTCCTTACCTTTGAACAACTTGTTTGTAAACAGTAACTTAGCATTTAGAAGATTGACTTCATTGAGCTTTCCGCGAAGCAATTCAACAGCTTTACGATATTCGTCCAGCTCACTTTGTAGTCTCGTATTTTCCTGAGCCAATTCAGTTTCGTCCTCTTCGGACAATTCGGCTTCAATTTCACGAAGAATAGCGTCTAAGTCGAGGTCTTCTTCAACTTCCTCCTCGTCCTCATCCTCTTCATCTTCAACTTCAACTTCCTCTTCATCATCATCACCCTCATCAACTTCCTCTTCCTCCTCGTCATCTTCAACTGGGGGAATTTCCTCTTCCTCTTCCTCTTCCTCATCATCCTCTTCAAGAGCATCGACTTCACGTTGAAGATCTGCAATAATGGCTTCAAGGTCTAAATCTTCAAGATCTTCGTCCTCTTCCTCATCATCCACAACTTCCTCTTCCTCTTCTTCTTCTTCACGAATATCGGGTGCACTTATTTCAGGTCCACTAACAGTAGTTGTGGCTCCGCGGACGGTAATATCAATCTCATCCACCGACTCAGCCTCTTCGACCTCTTCCGAAATCTCTTCTGCCTCTTCACTCACCGTAGCTTCCCCTTCTACAACATCATCAGTTGTTGATTCGTCTTCACTGACGATCTCAACTTCTGAATCCTCGTCTGCGACATCCGCAGACTCAATGCCCTCACCAACCTCAGCAAAGTCATTAGCCTTCGCGCCTTTCGGATCGTGGGCCTCGTCAACCTCTTCAGTTTCCTGAATGGCTTCCGCGACTTCCTCAGTTTGAGAAAGAGCTTTTGTTAATTCTGCCTTAATGGTAGGAGCGATTGACTCTTCAAGCTGTAGCTTTGCATTTGCAATAGCGGTTTCCCGCACTTGCTCTGCATCAGCAATAGCTTCTCTGAGTAAATCGTTTTTAAATTCTGCCATTTTAAACCCCTTGTGTTTAAAAGACTATTTGAGTCTTTATTTGGTATAGTATATAATATGCAAAAAACCGCCTAACATTAGGCGTACTCTTATTAATATATATCATCAATATTTTAGAAAAATTAAAATTTATTGTATTTTTTCTTATTTCTTTTTTTCTTCTCTTCTCTGATTCTTTTCTTGATAGCTTCTTCTCTTTTTAGCTTTCGTTTTACAGAGGGTTTGATATATTCTTGCCTGCGATAAACCTCTTGGATTATACCAGCTTGTTTAACTTTTTTATTAAAAATGTTAATTGCTTTCTGAAGATTGTTTCCCGTAACCTTTACAAACACCATCATCATCCTTTACATTATCGTCTTTTCAGATAAAATTTTATCTGTAGATTTTGTGATCAAATCGTTCATCTTACCCATGAGATCAGTTCTTCGTAAAACTTTAAAAACTAAATTTTCCGTTGAAAATTCTCCGCCTCTAGCCAGACCCGAACTTCTCATTTTTCTAATTTTTTCTTTTGTCTTTTCAATCGTTCGAATAACTTCCACATATTTTCCTTCTCTATACTTTGGTACCAAGATATCATTGTATAAATTAAAGAAATATTTTGATTTTGTCAAAACATCATCTTCATCATAAACAGCATCTGTTGGTTTTGGTTCTTTTATCCATTCGTCTTTCGTAACAGAATAAAGTCCCGTTGCAGTATGTTTTTCCGACATATCTTCTACATATACTTCTATTTCATATCCATCAATCTTTATGTTATGTTTATTGTTCCAATGTGATTTCATTAAAGTAAAAAATCTTGAAACCAAATTTATATCCTTATTAAGATCTTTATACTGAACAATAATATGTAAATCTATGTCAGAAAACTTTGACCAATTATAAGCCGCCAAACTGCCTGTAAATCTGATATCGTGGATTTTAATCTTTTTATCTACATTCCAATCATCAATAAACTTTTTAGCTACCTTTAATAAAATTTTTCTTACTTTTGGATTTAAGGTCTTATCTTCTTCCCAAACATTTGTATTAAGAGTATCACGAATCTGAAAAGATTTCATTACATCACGAACATTCATGTTAAAACTCCGTTCGTGCGGCTAATTTATAGGAAATGGCTATAATCTCTTTAATGGGCCTTGATAGAAGGTGGGATTTTTGTTCATTGGTAAGGTTCTTCAAAACTTTAGAAATCATAAAAGCAGAAAACGCATCTACAGTTTCACCTTGAAACGATCCTCCGGTTTTTTTCTCACACAGACGATGTATTCTTCTTTCCAATCTTTCCGATTCGTGGATTTTCTTTTGAGTCTCAAAAAATCCTTTCAAATCAAAATTCTCATCAGACATCAACTTGTTTACTAATGTATCAGTAGCAGCTTTACCTAATGTTTCTAAAACTTTCTTGGTATAAGATGCTTCTTTAAGAAGGGTTTCTAATCTACGAAGAGCGTCCCGATTCTTGCTCATTTTATTTCTGCTAAGAAATCATAAATCAGAGAATCTATATTCACCACAAGTTGGGGGACGGGATCAATGCTTTCATTGATAAAAGCACCTGGCGTTGATGGGTTGGAAACTACATCAAAACAAATTAAACTATAATCCTCTTGTACTTCAAGAGTATCTTCATTAACATTCTTTACAGTACCAACACCACGGCTACTTACTCCAAGCCGAATGTTATTTTTAACAAGTTCGCGGACAATATTACCAGCAGGGGTTGAAAGAATTTGCATATCTCCCATTACTGAATCCCCTTTCATACCAATTTTAGTAACATTAGCACAAACGTTTCTTAAATTAACTATTGGACTTTCTGGATGATCTAATTCACCAAGCGCACGGTTCTGTTGAACAAACTCTTTTTCATATTTTACCACTTCTTTTGTCAAAACGTTTCTTGGGTAGATTCGACCATTTTGGTTTTTTGAATTTGCCCGTTGAAGAGTAACATGACGTAAAATAAGAGGCTTACTGGCATCGTGAGCTTCTTTAATAAGTTCATTATCATAATATAATAGATTTTGTTCTACTAAAAGCGTCTGTTCACTCATGTTTTTAATTCTCTCAGTTTATGAGAAATTTTTACTAATCTCTCTTCAATTCTATAAATATCTTTTAATGTTCTCTTCCAGTAACTATTAGCTGAATATCCGAATTCGTTTTTATACTTTGACAAAATTTTTAATTGAGCATCTACTCGACCCAATAACCGTTTTGCTTCACGAATTGATAATCCAATTTTTTGTCTAGCAGTTTTTTCTTGATCATTTCTAAACAAATAATATTTAGAAGTTCCTTCACTAAGCATCTCATCAATTTTTCTATTAAGAGCTTGTTGACCACGCTTAGTTAATTTCCATCCAAGCTTCTCAGCCACAGCTTTTATTTTCTTTCTATATAGCAGAGATTTTCCTGCAAATGCATGTGGTGTTAAATAACTACCAACATTTGCAGTTGTAGATATCTCATCTAATTCTCTTCGAATTATTTCTCTGATGATCTTTCTTAAATATTTGTCATTCATGGGGTTGGAAGTTGTTTAATTGGCTATCCAACTCATAACCAATCATCAATGCTGTCAGATGATTATTTTTAATATATTTAAGGGAATCAAACTTATTTAATTGTTTTCTAACTTCTGTTAATTTGATTCTTTGAACATCATTATAGACATATTCAATCTTCTTATCAATAGAATCAGAAAGTCTCTTGGCCTCATCTTTAGCTAACTGTAAGATATGAGCCGTATTTGTTCCCTTATTTAAAAATTCTCTCAAAAGATTCTTTTGACTATCATTCAATTTCTTGTACTTTTTATTAAACTTCTCAAGAATTAACTTATAAGTCAATAATCTTAAATCGTCTTCTTGTTCTCTTAGTGTATTTACAACTTCACTTTCAATTACAATATTCTTATTTTCATTCTCACCACAGAGATATTCAACCAATGTATATTTTGCTTCACTGAGTTCTCGTACATTATCGTATGTGTATCCTTGAATAGCACATTCAAAACTCTTGTAAATCGAAGCATAAATTTTATAAGAAGGAACTCTGTTCAAAAGAAACTTACTCAAATCATAGTTTTCTTTAATTTCTTTAACTAGATTATACTTCTCTTCCTTCAATTTACGATTATTTAACTTCTTTCGTTGTTCTACAAGAATGTTTATATAATCTAACGCATTGGTTTCACTTAACTTTTTTCCATTAAAAAAAGATAAATAAAGAATTAATTCCTTTCCTAATTCTTTATTTTTATTAAAATACTTTTCGAGTATAGGAGCAGCCATTGGCGCCTTTCTTCCCGATAAGATATCAGATGTGATTTGACGCGTCAATAATTCGAAAAGAATTCCGGTATTCTTATATTTACTATGTTTTATGCTCATAGGTTTCCTATAGTAAGTCTATATATTAAATATTGTCTATATTTTTAAAAACAATTAATCTTTTAAAATCGTAGGATCTGGGACATCTAAAAAGTCATCTAATCCCTTTAATGACTCTTTTAGGCCAGGATGTACAAAAGATTTTCCATTTTTCTTATTTTTTGGTAATACGTCCATAGCTGCTAAGATTTCTTTGTATCCTAATGGATCGCGGCCAAGCTTATCTTTATCTGATCCGTATTTGTGTCCTTCTGGCGGCCGACCCATTTTCTTCTTACTTGTCGTTAATTTTTGAACATCATCTAAACTCCGTTCTGCGTCATATAAATCTGTATCCTCGGCACCCTCTTCCACTGGTGGTTCCTCACCACCCATTTCTGGCTGTGGTGGATTAATAGTATCTTGGGTAACTTTTTGAACAGTACCCTCAAATCTTGCATCATCAAGAACTTTATCTTGTTCAATAATAACATCTTCATCTGAAAGTTCGAAGATATTTGTATAAATCCACTCACGGGACATAAATTTCCCTGCGACCAATTGATCAGCAAGACTTGACTTTTCTTTCCAAAGGCCGATCTTCTCCAATTCATAAACCATAGATGGGTTGGTTAATGACAATTTAAAGTCAACCAACTCTTCATCCCTAAATCCAAGAATATAAAGATGGATAATTGCTATCTTATTTAACTCACTAACCATAATTCGTTGAATTCTTTCAATAGTTCTAGCAAAACGAACATCTTGAGCAGCTAATGTGGCCTTTCCACTTATATCTTCTTCGTATCCAATGAAAGACTTAGGAACCTTAAAGGCGGCCATAAGTTTTCTCAATAGATAATCAACATCTTCAATAGCATTGAATGTAAGACCAGAAAGATTATTAACATCTGTTCCAGAATCTTTTCCACGAACTGGCATATAAAAATCTTCTAGAATATTCTGCATATTAAACTTCATGTTATATTCGCCAGTTTTACTATCAACCAAAGGCGATCTCTTGACTTGGTTAATAATACGTTCCATATAATTGTCAATTTCTGCTGGAGGAATATTACCAACATCTACTTTGAATATTCTCTTATCGGGTGCTCTGGTAACACGATGGATTAACATTGCGTCTTCCATCAAGCGGAGTTGTTTATGTAACCTTCTTCCGCCCTCAATCATAGACTTACCATAAGGCATAAAATTTGAATCGGAAAGCAGTCTGAAGTGTGCGACTTCGAAGTTATCAAATTCATCTTTTGGTAAGAAAGAATATTGAGTATCAACTTTAAATTTTACATTAAACGGATTCCCCGTTTCTTGATCCCCTTCTATTCTGCCAGTTTCATAAACAGAAAGAGGAATTACATTACTAACGCCATGGTGAGGATCTAACATCAAGTATAAATAGAAATCTCCATACTTGCACATATTTCTTGCCCAAGGCCAGAGATTAAATTCTAAGTTTAAAATATCATAAAAAAGATTACTCAAAATATTTTGAATTTCATCATTTTCTGATTTAATAGAAATTAATTCACCAAATTCGTTTTTAACTGTTGACTCGTCAGCATAGATATCAAGAACTGATGCTACTATAGGATCGTGATCCATTAAATCATAATCACGGAATAGTTGCATTCTTGCTTGCTGAAACGAGGAATAGGTATCATAATTACTTTGTGCTGAATATCCATATTGGCCAGCATTATGAACCCTTCTATATCGATCAATGAGGTTTCTAGTACCAAAGGATTGACGTTGAGAGGTATCAGATACTTTTAATTTTCTACCGCCAATATTTCTAACTACAGCTTGAGTGGAGAAAAGCCGTCTCAATCTTTCAAATACAGATGTGTCTGCCATAATCTACTCCACTACGATAAGAACTCTAGCTTATATAGCGTAGAATTAATCAATTTTAAAATTTCCTCTATAATAGTCCTGCAAGCAGGATAATCAAACATTTCTATTTCCATTTTTTCCATAACCTTTAGTTGTAGCGACTGAAAATACAGAACCGAAAGCTCTTCTTGATTTTCGATCCTATACTCTTTAAAATATTCCATCAACTGACTGTTTGATGCGGCTGTAGCCTCAGCAAGTGAGTCAACTAATGGAACAATATTTTCATAATATTCTTGATATGCTTTGTGTCTCGCGTAATTATCAGTAACTAAATGAAAAACGTGAGACTGTAACCTACTTTCAAATAAAATTGAAACCAATTCATTTACCATAACTTCTAATAACCCTGTCCCTCTTGTTTATCTGTTAATTCACCCAATGATTCCGACTTTTTCTTTGCATAAGAAACATGACCATGAATGGAACTCAATGCGGAAGAGGCTTCTTTAATTCTTCCCATAACCCACTCTTCGGGATCGTCTGTATCATCTAACATTTCATAAAGCTCTGTTGCTAATTTATGTATAGACATAATATAAGACTTTAAGGGCTGATTGTCAACCCCCTCTTCCTCTTCATACATACCCTCTATAATAGCTTCTGTAGATTCCGTCTCTTCCGCTTGAATATCATCAGCTCTATCTGTAGCAAGTTCTGATCCCTCTTTATGATCATCAGTATCCGGCGTTGGCGACCAATCTAATCCAGACTTGGAAAATCCCTCACACCCACGGCGAGCATATGATTCTTTATCTTTATCATTAAGTGAATTAAACGCGGGAAGATCAACTAATCCCATTAATCTAATATGTGGCATTTTTATTTGTCCCTATCATCGGGCGTATCGCCCATTGCGGTTGATGTTGCGATCTTATACATAACAGTCTTCCAATCATCACCATATCTCTTTTTGAGATCTTTTGCTTTCTTTTTCAAATTCTTGACGATTTCTTCTCTATCTTCTATTTCATCGTCAGTCATTGATCTTTCTTGAAGAACATTTTCAATCTCTTCACGAATAATCGAAATTAAAGTATCTTTGTCCATGTCTAATGCCTGTGTCTATTATGTCTAAAAACTCATTCTATAGTATAAGTAGTATTATTATCCCAGTAACCATCTTAAATCTTCTTTTTCGTCCCCAACATCAAGTTTCCAAGAATCTTCTTTCTGAGCATCTGGAGTGAATACGGCTTGTGTGTACTTACCAGAAATATTATTTAACATTTGTTTATTTAATTCTATTCCTTCTAATCTTAATCGTAAAGCAGTATCTCTTACCCACAATCCAATTGCTAACGCCAAGGTTAAATCATCATTATATCCACCCAAAGCTTCTGCTTTTCCATTTTTCCAAATAAATGTATCTAATTCTGTCATCATTCTAGATGAACGAATTGTAATTGACTGTTCTCTCATATATGATTCTAATTTAGCAATCAATAGGGGTCTTGTTTTTTGAGAAATTGTAAAGCCAGGAACCATTTGTTTTTCTTCTGAATTATATTTACTCGTCATTTGATGCATAGTATCTACATACTGTAAATCTTTGCTCATATAAAATAAATTATCATATCCACGATCAATAATTTGTTGGATAGATGTCCAACCAATATTTGAATTATCGGGAATAATAAGTGCATCATTATATTCCGTTGCGGCGGCCACTAAAAGATTACCAAAATCTTTTGGAGTTATTTTACCCTTATATTCTGCAACTTGTTCAGAAGCATCTACATCAATTATATGAAATGTAGAAAAATCTTCCCCATCTCCCCGTGCGACATCGGCCGCAACAATATACGACTTTGTATAATCTGGTTGTTGCCATACCCACAAATTATTATCAAATCCACGAACTTCTATAGGATCTTGAACAAAGGTTTGTTTATAAAACTCCAAAATTTCTGCAGATATAACAGTATTTCCAGAGAAAATAAACGATGCACCATGTTCTTGAGCAAATCTAAGTTCTCCCATTTGACGTAATTGTTCAGCGGCCCAATCATCGTCTCTATCTGGTTGTACTCTCCAATCTAACAAGGTTCTATTAAAATCGTTGTCTCCCGATTCTGAATCTGTCCATGTCTTGTGGAAGAAATTACCAACACCGTTAGCAGTTGAAACCAAAATGGCTGAACCACCTGTGGTTGACAGGGTTGCTTGAGAAGAAGTCCAGATTTCATCTGCGCCATCAATAAACGCAGCCTCATCAATAATCAATAACGAAAGAGCTTCAGAACGACCAGCGGATTCACGGGTTGCAGTTGCTTTAATGGTCGAACCATTACCAAATCTAAGAGTAAGTTTATTATCCTCTACAAGATCTCCCCTCAACCAAACGGGAAGTAATTGGTGCATAAATTTAACTTTAGTTACGAGATTTTTTGCAACTTCCTGTTTAATAGCGATGACTAAGATTTGTTCATCTCGTTTAAATAACATTCTCCACAAAGCATACCCAGCCACTAAGGTGGAAATACCTATCTGTCTACCCTTTAAAAGAATGTTATACTTGTAATCTCGAAATGCACCAAGGGCTTCCGCTTGATAATCATATAAATCAAAAAGTTGGCGGCCCTTATTGGGTACTTGAATATAAGAATACTTTCTTAGGAAATATTCACAATCCAACGCACATTTTAGATATTCTTTTTTAATAATATCTTTTAGATTATCAGTCATAACTTAATGGATGTGTAAGCTTTCAGAAATTTTCCAGGCCGCTACGGTTGCTAGTGCGGCTCCAATGAAAAAGGATTGCATTCGTGATGGTTTTGGAATAAACCCAAAAACTTTATTTGGATTAGACGGAGCCTCTGGGATATTCATAACAATAGTATACAAAGAATCTGCTCTTAATGTTTGAGTATCCAAAGACATTGTTAATAGTGCAACTTGTCCTTCTAAATTCTGTCGTAGCATATCAGCAGCACTAAGAGCAACCTTTAACTCTTCATTCTCTTCTTCCACCACCGCGATATACTCTCTAACTTCTTGTGGTGTTTCTTCTAAAATACTATCTGTTACTTGAGCTTTTAATTCTTGCTTTTCTCTATCCAACTCTGCAATTCTGTCTTTACTAATATTTAAGGTAGAAACAATTACCACCATACTATCTTGTAATTCTTGAACTTCAAGTTCATTTTCGACCAATTCCTCTTGAAGACTGTCTGCGAACTCCCTTGCAACCGCAGCATCTTCTTCAAACTGTTCATATTCTTCAATATACTGATCCATCTGAGACTGTTTTGTCCAAGAGGTTATATATCCAGCAACAGAAGCAGTTATTAAAACAGCTATAACAAGCTTTACATTAGTTTTGAGTAGTTGTAACAACCCCATGTGCCTCTCCATAGTTCTCTTTGTACTCTTTTTCTTTCTCTTTCAACGATTTATTCATACCAACTACTTCTGACCTAATATCCTTCTTAACTGTATCAATAGGTATTGTATACTTATCTACCTGTAACACCATTCCTGTATCGTGATCAAAATGTTGAAATTCAGGACTTGAAAGAGTATCGTGATAATGAGTTAATTCTACAATTCTGTCTTTCAACCAATCAATTTGATTTTCTAAAATTTTCTTTTCCCTGTGCTCGTCCCACAGACCATCCATCTTCAATCTACTTTCTTCTTTAGCCACACAGTCATAACATTTAGTAGTGGCTCTAAATGTATTAGCATCCAAAGGAGTCATACTTTTTTCACATACAGGACACCACCACGGAGTTTTTGCATCTTGAAGGGGACTTATAGATTGTTTTATTCCCCTCTTAAGTGTCCACTTCTTTCCTTCATTATCATGCCAAACCTCACCTTCTTTTCTGTTAGGTTCCTTTTGACCTGTATACTGGCTAACGATAATCTTATCAGCATACCTATTCATTTGATCACTAATTTTCTTTTGAACTTCTTTAAATTCTTTTTTCTTCATAACCTTATCCCATTTTACTTGATAAATATCTAATTGCTACTCTATATGCCGGATGTGTCTTGTCATAAGTTAATGCAGACTGAACTGTGATGTCCTTACCCGTCATTGGATTTCTAACCCGATCACTATAGTATTTCTTTATGAAATCCTTATCTTTTTCGGGGTCCGGTGCTCCAGAAGGCGCTCCAGGCGCTCCAACATCGGGTTCTCCCTCTGGCTTACCACCAAACTTAAATGTACCTAGAATCTGGTTCAATGGGGCAAATGTCCCTGTAAACTTATAGGGTTGTCCTTTATATATGAACACAATTCCTTCCGATGGTACCAACTTATCTAAACCAACCTGTTGTAGTCTGTCGAATTCCTTTCTTAATTTTTCTGCTCTATCACTTACATCTTCTGCTCTTACCGAATTCATTGCTGTCTTCAGTTCTTTTTTAATCTGATCAATTGCGCCCGGATTGTTCGATGCTAAGAAGTCTTTTATTCGTTCCAAAGAAGTAGCACCCACCTTCAAGAATACCATCTCAAATGGATTTTGTGCAACCTTTTTAACATCACGCAATCTAGTCTTCTGATAATCAGATGTCCATTTTCTAATTTCAGGATCTCTAATATCTTTTAATTGCATTGTCTTGTCATCAAAAGCAAAACGATTAATCAATCCTTCCATAGTATCGTCATCTGCTGTTAATCCTTTTTGGTCCAATTCCTTTTTGACCTCACGTTCCCACCATTTAGCATAATAGTCCCGAACCAGATCATTATCTTTTAAACCAAATTCATTTTTAAGTCTATCAATTTCTCTATGGAATTCTTTTGTCTTCGCTCCCATCTTTTTAATATCTTTTTTATTAAACGTAATTACCTTTGGTCCCTGTAATCCGAATAACTTTTGTTTTTGTTGACCAACTTTCAAAATCTGATCACTAAATGTCTTTGCATCGTCCTGACTTGAAGCTACTGGCTTTCCATCTTTATCGTATTCAATGGTACCGTGGAAAACAAGAACGTTTTTATCATAAGGAATAACGTTTGTAGAATCGGGTAAAATGATTTCTACTGACATAAATTTAGTTCCATTACCAAACATCTCTTTAACTTGTTTATCTGGTAAAACTTTGATAGCTGTTTCAAGATCTCTAGCCGCTCCTACAAATGCACGTTCAAGTCCGCCTCTATCCTTAAATTTATCCATCATTCCCTTAACTGTCAAGGCCCTATCACCGCCATTTTTCACATGTCCCTTATTTCTAGCGAATCTAATTTCATTATCAACAACAGAAAAGGCTATATTTTGTCCATCTAGTTTTTCTGTAACAGGCTTCTCCTCGCCCATTGAACCTAGAAGACCTTGATCAATAATCTCTTTATAATCATCAAATGTCAAGTCCACATCTTCATATGGGTGCATCATGTGACCAGCGGCCCCACCTTCTACAAGAAAAACTTCATTCTTTAACTTACTTTTTGGGTTCTTTCTGTCCCTACCATGATCTTTCTTGGCCAAAACCCACTTGCCCCCATTAACACCCTTTGGATGATGAACATCATGGTTTTTCATCTTTGATTTGCCATATTTACGAATTGCCCTTTGACGATCACGGTTTCTTATCACACGATCATCTTGAGTTTTCTTTAAATATCGTCTAACTCTCTCTGGATGTCTCTTATAATACTTTCTCACGCGTGCTGTAGAGGTTTCTTTCTCCTCTAAAGCGGGCTCCTCTTCTAATTCAGGCAATTCTTCATCCTCCATGACTGTACCAAGAGCATGAATCAATGGATAATAAAATACACCCTGTTTATATGCTTCTTTACACTTCTCTTCTATGGTTGCTTGTGAATCTCCCAATTCAATTTTAAAATCACTTCCCGCTTTACCAATAAAATTATCAACTAACGAATTGTATTGGTCTATCAAAGCGTTTTCAACCATTACGGACTCAAATACCTCATCCATCGAGCCCCGTTTGAACATTTTTCTAGCTAACTTGTGAGCTGGGTGGTCTTTGTTGTACTGTAGAGCGGTTTTAACCAAGATATCCCTTCTAGTTTGGGGATTTGTGACCCGTTTCTTAAGAACTGATGGGTCAACACGACCTCTTTTCTTCGGCTCATCTGTTTTTGCAGGCTCTGCGGACCGCGTTTGTATGGTATCTCTCATCATACGGAAGAGTTTTGGGTCAAATTTCCCATATAGTCTCTTAAAAAAGTCAATTTTGTCTTCAGTAGAGATTGCGGGGTTCCCCATTATATCTCTAATCTTCGTAGCAGACATTACATCATCGTCTACCTTGAAATTAGGAACAGTTACAAAGTATCCACGATCTAAATATGGTGACAATTCATCATCAGCGTCATATTTTTGGAAATATTTACCATGAGCCAACCTCTCTCCGTCCTTTTCACCGACTGCCGTTATAAAAGCGGTCTTTTCTGGATCGAACTTGGAAAGGATCTCCTGTGGTTTGTATGGATTCTTGACCTTAACCACCCGTTCTGATGGAATATCAAACATAGCAGTCATAAGCTGTTTCTTTTCACCAAACTTAAATGGATTTCTTGCAGAAGTTTCCTTGGGTTCGGAAGTAGCAACATATACGTTTTCCTCTCCGAACTTATCAACCAATTGTTTGTACGCAGAATCGTGCCCTTTATGAAAGGGTTGGAACCGACCGGCGTAAATTGCTATTTGTCTCATATTAGTATAATTAGGGTTTACTATAAATATCACTCAATTTGTGGAATCCCATTTGTCTATGGGACAGGATGCTGCGGCAAGATTAACTTTCCTTGTCATATAACAACCACATTCGGTACATCTGCCCTCCTCAGTTAAATTCGGGCATTGTTCACATATTGAATATCGTTCAACAACAATTTCTTTAGAAGCTAATACAGGTAATCGCTTACCAACATATTTAGCCGACTTCCACAAATCCCTTCCAAGATTTCTAACCATGTTCATCTTAGATGGGTATTTAGATATATCTTCGTTTTCATCTGAAAACGCCTGTTCGGTTTCCTTGATTAATTTTAATTCTTCCTCATCAAAAATTGCTTCTTCATAACTCATACCAGACATCATTTTTGTGGCTATTTCTAAATCATCAAAAAATCTATCTACTGCTTCTTGACCGACTCGTAAAAATAATGGAGTAGTCCGTTTTGGTACAAAATAATATAACGCTTCTGTAATCGGTCTTGGCCACGGGAGATTATTTTCATCAAAACAAACCCGTAATGTTCTTAATGGTATTTTATTTTCGTCAAGAAGTGGATTCAAATGTGATTCTAATCCAGTTTCGTGTTCCATACACCCTTCTGCAATAACCGCCACTAAAATTAATGAAGTCTCCTCCATTATTATTTTTTCTATATCTTCGTGATATGACTCCATTATATAACCTTATTTATTTTTAGTTCTCACATTCTTGAGCATCATTTTGAATTACACCTGACGAAAGAGAATACGAATATCCCGAGCCGCCGCCGAACGCAATATACCCCGTGAGATTAGAAGTACATCCTGAACTATATACAGTATCGCCAACAGATAATGAACCATTATTGGTTTGATATGCCTGACTACTACCAAAAGCAAGATCGTCACATGCGTTAATGCGTGAATTTCCCAATCCACAATCATTACCATTACATACGGGTGCTGCGGGCATTTGAAAAACAATTGCATCAACCTTGTTATAACCACTGTTAGACATACTACCTTGAGCAATAGCTGTATAGTTAGCTCCATCTCTAATGTATGACCCAGGCGTTACTTCATCATTCCATTGCATTCGTACCGTCCCAATATACCATTTGTTTTCCTGTAAATTTGAGTGGTAACCACTATCAAGAGACGTACCGTCGCCTGCAATATACATGGTTCCGTTCAGGGGGTTATCTTCTTCGCCTGAAGACGGGCCATCGCATTGACTCGTTGTAGCTTGATCGTGGCATTGTTTTATAAAAAATTGTTGTTGGACCGAGCCTTGATGAAAATTAGTATATCCCACGGGCCGATCAAATGAAAAAATAGCTTTACAAGATGTAGGAGATTGACAGGTTTTTGTAGTAAGGTTCATGTTAGACCCCGTTTCATCTGCAGCGGTCCATTGTGTATATCCATTACCACTACCATCCATCCAATCGGTTAGGGTTCCTGTACCACTTGCGGCTGGGGAAGGAGCATTACTGCGAGCCACTTCATTACTATTTACCCGTTTTAAATCATTATCTGTTCCAGTTGTATAAACTCTAGTTGTAGCATCGGATGAATTCAGCTCAGAAAGTTTAACACTGCCAGTTCTTCCCAATTGGACTTGACCAACATTTGCTAGACTAACAGACATCTACTACTCCCCTATCTTCTTCTTTAGGGCTTCTACTTCTGCGGTCAATTCCTTAATAGCTTCAACCAGTACAGGAACCAACTTACCGTATGAAATTGCATACTCTGTTTCTTCACTCCCATACACCGCTTCGGGTACCAATTCAAGAACATCTTGAGCAGAGAACCCAATGTGTTCCCTAGTATCTTCTTCATTATCTTTCCAAGTAAATCGAATAGCATTTAGTTTATTGACCGTGGAAAGTGCATTGGTTACACCACCAATCACATTCTTAAGCCGAATATCAGAAGTAGCGATTATATCAGCAGC